AGGGGCGTCAAGCAGATCGTACACAGCAGAGTATTCGCTGGTCGAGTCATCAAAGCTTTTGGGGTAGTAGAACGAAACGCCTCCACCCCAGTTCGCATAACCACGGTCAGTAACTTTACCAAGCGCAGTAATTGCTGGGTCATCAAGCTGGTTGGATGCTTCAAGGTTGAAGTCATAATCGTTCCAGGAGATAGCGTTTGAAATGTCAAGCGAAGCGTTAATCTCGGCAGCAGTAGGGTATTTGTAGTCCGCGAAAGCGTTCTCCAAAGCCCACCATACGCGGATGTTACCGCTCGCGGGAACCTTTACATCAGTCATTATGCGGCCACCTCATAGTTCCAGTTCACGAAGTCGTTGTTAAGGAACGACTGGTTGATGCGCTGGTTTTCACCGTTGCCCACCACGTCGATTCCAAAGTCAGTTTTGACTCCAACCATTTTGATACGGTCGCCGGTGGCGAAATCCGTGTCGCTGTCTTCCCCAACACGCATGATTGCGATGAAAGGAATGTCGGGGTGGGCAATGAGATCGAACGCCTCGTTGAACACTCCGGTAGCGGCAGTGTCTGCGTCGCGGAACGCCTCGAACACAACCTCTGGGTTGAAAAATGTGGGGGTAGACAAGTTGCCTTCATCGCAGAAAGTAAGCGAATCGTCGGTGTCTGAATCCCCAAGGGTGAACGTTGTTCCGTCTTCGTTTAGGGCGCAAGAAATGTTTTTCACCAGTACGGCGTCGTTCAGTTCTGCGGCTGTGGGAGCTGTGCGGTCAGCAAAAGCTTCCGGGTAAGCGAGACAGAGCGTAACGTTTGCACGATACATTCTGGTGTTGGCCATTATTTATCTTCCTCAATATCGATATTGGATTGGGTTTCTTGTTCTTCAACTTTGGGTTCATCTTTCTTTAGGAAAGACAAAAGCCCAGAGCGTTGCTCAACCTTTTCTTCTACCGTTCCCGGCTTATACATAACCGTGTTGAACGGCTTAGCATTAGTGTGAACGGGGACAAGGATGTCCTTGAATTTGGGGTGAACAAGTGTCTTGGGTGAAACGTCGGCGATCTGCCCTGAGACAGTATTAAGCGCAAGTACCATGCCTCTAGTTTACCATCATATTAAGAGCCAACATCGGAAGTGTTCGCCTGGAACGATAGGGTGTTTACCGCTAAGTAAATGTGTGGCTTAGCGTCGTAGTCAACAACAGGGAAAACCGCGGCCCCACCGGTCGGGGTGAGCTGGCTACCGTTAGGAATTTTCCAGCCAATAAGTTCGCCCATAAAATAGTTCAGCACCCGCCTAGCAATCTTCGGCAAAGGCGCAACCACCACAATGTCTACGGCGGAACTGTACTCGTCGTGCCTAACGCCAGCGAAAGAGGTGTTGACCGGCGACCTTTGCAGGCCGTGCCAACGTAACACGACAAAGGGCTTCACGTTGTTGTTTATTTTCAGCAAGTACTCGTCGTCAAGAACATCGTCCTCCTTGATTTCATACTCGGGAAACGTTGACTCAATGTGCGCAAGAATCGCATCGTGGGTTGCAACAATGTTTAAGCCTGTCATTTTCCTGCCGCCTTAGCTCTACGGGCAATAATGCCTTCGTATTTTCTGGTAAACCTTGGAAGTTCGTTTACGACTGTTTGCCTAGCGTCGCGCAACGCAAACATTCCCCTTGTGGTCCTTGGCGACTTGGCGGGCCTGACAGATGGCTGCCCGCCGGAGGTGAGGAGCGCCCCGCCCGGCCCATAGTTTGCCGCAAACTTGTTTCTGAATCCTCTTTCCTGGAACAAGAAGTACTGTTCCAAATTTTTAATCCAACCAAAAGCGGCCCTGACCTGTTTTGGTCCAGCCTCAACGCGAGACGATACGGCGTTATACATTGCGCCCGTACGGTAACGACCTGGGCCTTTGTTTACGCCTGCCTGCCGGGCCTTCTGGCTGAACGGTGTGCCCGACGCAAGAATGTTTGATTTCATTTCCAGCTCGCCAAACTCGGCAATCTCTCTGGACATGTTGATTGCTTCCTCTTGGATTATCTTTTCTAATCCCTCAAGCTTTTTTAGGGCACCGCTTACGTTGACCCTTGCGAACGCGCTACCCATTCGATACCGACTTCACGTCAACGTCACACTCAATAGTTCTATTCCACCCGTAGGAAGAGTTGATTGCGGAGCGCACAACAAACTGTATGCTTTCCAGCACCGCATCTTGCCCGCCGTCCGTAACCCTAACCTGTAAGCCCTTACGTATCAAGGGTAGGGACGAGTCGTAGGGAACCTGAACCCTAACGCCCTGTATGGCCCCCTGCGCCACGCCATTGTCGGGGGTAGACGCTTGCCTTATTGGCTGCACTCGGGCCTTACCTGACCACACAACGGCTTTCGGGTCGTTGGTAAACTCGTTTGTTGCTATGTCCCACGTTTGATTGCGCAAGTTAGGGTCAATAATTTGCACCTCAGCGTTATACCAGCGTGCAGTGATGGCACGCATCTCCACCGCTATCTTCGCAAAGTCGATACCAGAGTTCCTGGGGGTGCCCACGCTAGTTCCACCAAGGATATTCGTCAGCCTGGCCATCATGATCTGCATCAACAAACATGGCAATCATGTTGAAGTATTCGTTCGACTCTTCCTGCAACGCTTCCTCCCGAAGCTGTGCAGCAATTTTGCGCAAAGACTCCGCAACGGCAGGCCCGTTTACGGTCAAGTCATCAGACGACCAAGACTTTAAAAGTAGCACCTGGGAGCCGGCAATGGTCTCCATGGCGCGTGCCGTAGCCAGCTTTACGTTATCCCCATACATGGTAAGGAAAGCGCCCAGCTCGCCGTCACCAAAGTACAGGTAGTCGCCCTCGCCCGCAGCAACATCTATGGCTTCCGTATCGCCAAGCAAAACCCTAACCTTACCGATGTCGGTAGAGTAATCAACGGGGGAAACGCCTGAATTAGCCATAACTACATTTTAGCCTATAAAAGGGGGAGCCCCGCACCGGAGTCGGGAAGGGGGTAGACTCAACGATGCGGGGCGAACCAGCAGGAGGGGTCGCTGGTAGTTCTATCCTAGCAAAAGAAAAACCCCCGGGCGCGGACGCCCAGGGGTAATTTCTTTTTTGACTAGGAGCCGGAGCCGTCCGAGAAGCGCAAACCATCTTTAGTGATGTTGTACGCCTGAACAACGTGGCGGATACGAGTCTGAACGTCGTCTTCCTGGAAGCTTCCGTCGCGGACTGGCAGGTCTCCGCCACCGAGGGCGAAGTGTCCACTGTCTTTGATGGAGATTACAGGAGTGCGTGCACCCGAGAGGAAGACCTCCCAGAAGTACGGACGAACGTTGATGTCGGGGATAACGAACCAGAAAGGATCGGTCGTTCCGCCGGACACCGTGTCGAGAGCGTTGAACTCGATGGGGCTGAAGGGGCTCGTGATGAACCCTGGGTTCAGGATACGAGTTTCGTCACCGGAGACACGCTCAATCTGCTGGATAGCAAACAGTTCGCGGACAGTCATCGCAAGCGATGTTCCGTAAACCAGTTTGTATCCGTTAGCAACAACGCGGTTTCCACCAACAGTGTCGGTGCGCGAAGCGGCCATTGCGGCCTCAAGCGACTCAAGGCTCAACGCGGGGTTGCTTGCGAGACCCTTTCCGCTGAATCCGGTTCCAACATCTCCAGCAGTCGTCACGAAGAGTTTTGCCAAAGCAATGTCTTCCTGGCGTGCAGCATACGCGGCGAACTTCGCGGTCATCTGACCGATCATGTCGAAGTTTCCGGTACGACGCAAAGACTCCCAAGACATGCGGGCACGGATGCCTGTCTTGCCTTCAAAGTCTTTGTCAAGCTGGGTCGTGGTGAACGGAACTGCGGGGTACTCTTCGTATTCTCCAACGGAAGGAAGCCCACCCTGGATGAACTCTTCGCCAGTATTGCTCACAAGGGCGGAGGGGTCAACCTGGAAGTCACCGAAACGAATAGCGCCAAAGTTATCGGCAGTGTACTCGTCGGCAATCTGGTTCCATACGTTCTGCTCGGCAGCGTACTGCGCGAGGAAGATAACGTTGATAGCAGGCTCCAGTACTGACGGAATGTCGCTAGACGAAATTCCTTCCTGGAGGGTAAGCTTCGCACGAAGGTCACCAGTCAAAGCGGCGTTAAGAAGCTTTGCGGCTTCAATCTGACGCTTAGTGGCACGCTCTTCAATGCGGGCGATTTCCTGCTGGACTTTTTCTACATTAGCCATTTTGGTTAATCACCTATTCTTAGTTGTTGATTCTGACAAAAACGTCGCCAGCAACAGCACCCTTAGCCCTGATAGCGTAGCCAACAAGTTCGTTGCCGCCTTCGTCATCATCGGTGGTAAGAGCGGTGCCGCGAGTCGCGCCAGCAGCCAGGTAAATTGCAGCACCAACAGTGACAGCGTCAGCGGTTGTGCCGCGGAACACGCCAATGTGACGCAGGGTTGAGTAGGAAAGCGTGTCGGGACCAACTTCTGCATCGGTCTCTGCAACGCCACGAATGCCACCAAGAACAACAAAGTCGCCAGACTCCACAGCGGAGTTGACCACATAGTTCAAGGATTCTCCGTTTGCGTAAACTTCATTTAGGGCCATTAGGCACCAACCTTTACGTTGAGAATGCTAGAAAGGCCGGGAGCCTTTTCTTCGGTATTTACAATGACGGACTCTTCAACGCGAGGAGAATCTTTCGACTCCTCTTTGAGGTGCGATTTGACGGACTCAACGAAAGCTTTCTGGCTTTCGATTGACTCGTGCAAGTCTGCGCCGGCGCGAAGTGACTCGTAGACAGCCTTACGGGAAACCTCGGGAAGTCCAGCAGCAACCAACGCTTCAGCAACAGCCGCAACGTCAACTTCTTCTTTTACTTCCTCGGGATCTCCTGAAGGCGCAAGGGCTTCTACAACAGCGGCGGCTACCAGATTTGGCAGCTCAGCCATCATGTTGGCTAGTTCCTCAAGTTCCATGTTTGAGTATCCTTCTTCCTTATTTAATGTGGTTGCTGCGACTGTTTTAGCAGCAGTACCGTCCTCGCTACCCATGGGGGTAGAAGTTTCTTCTTCGGCTTGCCAGCCGTTACAGTAGCCATCGCTGGCCACATATGCTTCCCACTTTGTGCAGAAAGCTTTCTCCCCTTGCATACGCGACTCGTTAAAGAATGTGCAGTTGCCGCAAGCGCGGCCCGCAGGCACATCCTCTGAGCTGGCGGGACGAAAGTTGCTTGGCAGGGCTTCGGAAACTACTGCCCGTGCAGCCTCATAAAGTTTGTCGGAAAGTTTCGATCCGGGCCTGCCGGGGTAAGCCACCAGGTCAACAGAGTTTTGCATGTGCGGGATAAGGTTCTCCACAACAAGCTCGTCCGTCTTGTCATCATAAACACCTTCACCCATGGCGTAAATAGACAACCCGGTGTGTGGCGCGACCGACTCAACAAACTCTTTCCAGTGAGGCATCACCGTAAGTTCGGCAACAAGTCCCACCCCAGCCTCATAGTAGGCGTCCTCAGCCAAAACACCCATAAGGTTTTTGGGTGAGCGAACATCGTCTTCATCCCTGGGGTGGTCCACATAAGAATGGGTGCCCTTGGGGAAAGCTTGCGGCCCATACTCTTTTAGCATAGACTCCGTGTACGTCCCCGAAGAGCCCTTGCCTGGCGTGATAAGAATGGCGCGCCAATTATTGCCTACCTTGGTGGGCGCGGTTGCTTGTTCCTGAAAGAGTGTAGACATCCAGTCAATAATACCACGGCGCTACCTCGGGTTGTTATCCAGGTCCCTCATGTTATTGTCACCATCGGAAATGTCGTTGACGCCAGCACCCGAGTTACCTTGACTGCTCGCAATATTGTTTGGGTTGCCCGCACCCACCGTCGTCCCGGTGTTCGCAAAACCCCCAGAGTTGTTAGGAACAAGAACACCAGCAGGCACGGAGCCTGGAGCTTCGATACCTAGTTGCTCGGCGATGGCTTCCTGCATAATTTCCGCATCAAACAAACCGGACATCCATGCCTGAGCCAAAGACTGAACCGTCCGGTAGGCGGGATCAACGATGATGTTGTTGAACGTGACGCTAGGGTCGGGCACACCCATCAACTTCAGTACGCGAACAAAGAAATCTTCCCACAAGCCCTGCCTCGAATAGGCGGCACTCAAAGTTGACTGGTCAATAACTTGCGAACCCGCACCGCCCTGGTCACCCTCGCCGGCGAGAAGCGCCCCCACGGGAACTTCCATCGCAGTAGCAGCCATAGCGGCCAACGGTTGCCCTGTGCTCAAATCGACAGAGTTGTTTCTTGGCATGGCGCTCATTTCAACATCAGCACCCGTCACCGCCGTAGCGGCAACCTCACGATTGTTGATAAGTTTCGAGCTAATGTTAGCCCCACCCTTAGCGCTCTTCGTTTTGACCTGCCAGGCGATACCCGACAAAGCCTTCAACATTTTCGAGCCATCCTTCAGATACTCAGAATATGCCCACGTCCACGGCAAAGCGGGCAAAGAGTCGGGCAGTCCCCACAAGCTTCCGCTTTCATCATTAACTTTGCTATCAATCATCACAAAGTTGCGGTCAACTGCAATGTCATTGATACGTGCGACAGGGTTCGCCACATAATCCAGGGGATACCAAACCTTTACCGTCTCCGCAAGATACGTGCTGTAAGGATTCGTAACCGGCTGGCGTTGCTCATACTCCCGCAGGTAGTAACGCACAATCTCCGGGTCGTCAGGGTCCGTAGCCCAACCAATAATCTCATCAAGAGGCACACGACTAAACCTATTAGTCCGCTTATCGTAGCGAACAAAAAAGTTTCCGTCCGTAAAGTGCGCCTTCTCATTCTTTTTGCAAGCACCATCGCTAAACAAAACTTTTTGGTTAATAGGGTCATCAATAATTTTCTGAAAACGTGTAGCCAAAGGGCTACCCTTTTGCGACATTTTAAAACCACGACCGAAAACATACCCTGCACGAAGCGCATGTCCCCGCTTGAGAATAGGGTTAGATGCAGTCTGCCTGCGAGCCTGCCTCGACACAACTTTTACGTCAGCAAGCACCATGCCGCTGTTCTCAAACTGGTTTAACGGTGCCCAACCCTTATCGTCGAAGTCTAAAGTGGCACGAGCAAGCGCCGAATAAGACTCGGAAAGAATATCGTTGTCCTGAGAAAGCTCACGAATCTCTTTCAAAAGCTTCTCAGAACCATCAGAAGTGGATGTAAATCTATCAAAAATGCCCATAAAGTTATGTTACCAGTAGATTGGTCACCAGTAATCGGCAGCATAGAACGAATGCTCCGGCATCACATCCTGCACCTGCACAACGTCCCCCGGACGGGGACCATCCATGTCGTGGGAGATAGTAGACAGGATTGCCGCATCCAAACTGTCAGGCGACGTAACACCCGACTTGCGCATATCATCTTTACTAGTCATCGTGATAGAACCGCGTGTAGAAAACTTGTAGCTTTGACTAATCATCTCGTCACGCAAAGGACGGTCCTCGTAGTCTAAGTCCAAGCTCCCGTTTGCAAGGAGTTCTCGGAACGTGTCGTAATGCCATGCCCTTGCGTTCGTCCACCGTGCCGAATCCGGTGAACTATGTGATCCATTAATAGCGCCAACACTATAAACGGCGTCAATAAAATCATCCAACCTAAGAAGAGCGTCAACAACACCACCCCCAACACCGTTAACGTCAACATTGATAACACTTGCCATAAGCCTTTGACCATGAGCGTGCGTTCTCCTCGCCGTTTCGATAAGGTCCAGCTTAGACCACTTGTCAACCAAACGTACAACACCACCCTTGTTGATGTACAAAACGTTCTCGTCCGAACCAAACCGGGCAACGTCCAAACCTAACGTAGGCCGCAACGCATCATCATCAGGGAACTCTGTATCGTAACCCTTATCGATAACAGACTGCGGAAAAAACGTGTTGTCTGCCTCATCCGGGAACTCCCCCAACACTTTAGATTTATATCGTGCCGAATCCACACCCCAAGCACGCTTCTTATGCTCAACCCACTCCACACTCGTAAGCCCATCCAAA